TATTTTTAATATTAGGCTTATCTAAATCTTGAGGTCTAAATAAAGTGAGCTCTCCATTCTCTTTGTTCATAGCAAGAAAACCACCTTGTGAAGTCTTCTCTGCTGCTTCGTACCCAGCTAACTGTGCAAGGTATCCAAATGTATCTTGTTCTGCCAGTGTTCCATCTTTAAACTTTTTAAAAGCAAAGCCTGAAGCAGTTTTAATATCAACAACTTCTCCATCAATTTTACAATCCATATGTCCTTTAATACCACTAACTGTAACTTCTTTTTGTTCAGCTTCAACTTTATGCCCAGCAAGTTTAACAAAAAAAATCATTAAAACTTCAAGCAAATGTCCATACAAAAATTTAATTAAAGTACTCGGTTGAAGTTGAGTATCAAAGTCTCGTTCTTCGTTCATGTCATACCACAGTTGTCTATCAGGCTTACCAATATTAGACATACGAAGACTAGGAGATTTAACTTTGTTGTTTCCTTTAGGTGTGCCCCATTCTTTCAATGCTTCAGACATACTATCTCCAAATTCTTTTAAAATTTTTGGAGTTAATTTTAAAGGTTTGTCTTCAGACAAAACTCCGATAGTAGAATAAATATCTTCTACCAACGTATCAAGTGTTTTCTTTTTCATATTACTTTTATTAATGCTTTTGCAATTTTTTTGTTAATTAAAAACCATTCATTATTATATTCGTCTGCTACTTTTTTTAACATGTGATGAGCAGTTGCTTCGGCTTCTTTTTTATTATTAAACTTTTTAGAAAAATATATTTCATAATCTCTAAAAGGAGAAGAAGTTTGAAAAGTAGAGCATCTATCCTCGGGGTCTACAGCCATTCCAACTTTAACCCAAGAGTTCCAAGCTGGATTTGTTAGCACATATACGTAGCCCTCTTCTTGCTTGTTACATATAAATTTAAAATTACTTTCGTTTTTTTTAGTTATATGTTTCCATAAACCTACATTACTTATATATCTGTCTGTTTCTAAAGACAACCACTTAGATACTTTCCGTGTTGACTCTCCGTTTTTTACTTTATTTTCTGCCTTTTTTAAGCATTCAAGTTCAAAAGGTATTGGCTTTAAATATCCTTCTATCTCACTGAGTTCATAGCCAAAGTCAACAGTAGAAGTTTTCCTTCTGATATATCCTTCAGGAATATTAGTGTGTGTCACTCCAATTGTCTCCTATCTTGTATTCCCCATCCATCGGACAGCGAAGATTAAAATGTTCTCCTGCTTCTATAATAGATTCCACAGCAATATGTCCAATCTTATTAGCTCGACAACCTGATACTTCTATTTGCCATTCATCATGTATATTAGCTACAAACTTATGTTCTGTTGAACTAAGTTCTAATCTATTCTTTAAAATACATAAAGCTTTCTTCATTAAAATTGCACCACCACCTTGAAGTAAAGTATTTAAAGCAGCATGTTTATGTCTTAAAAAAATTTTACGTCCATCTAATCCTTTTAAGTATCCTTTTCTAGATGCTCCGTCAACTTTTGTCTTAAGAGACTTAAGTGCTGGGAGACTACTAAGAAAGCGTTCTCGCAACTTCTTACCGTCTGCTCTGCTTCCTTTAACGATGCTTCCAATCTTTTCATCTCCTGCTCCGTAAATGAGGGCATAGATGAAAGTTTTTGCCTGATCTCTTGATTCAAGTCCAGCAAAGTTTTGGTTAGTCGTGTGAATGTCTCCATTAATAATTTCATTTATATACTCCTTGTCAGCCATGTAGTGTGCTAACATTCTTAATTCTAAACCACTTGCATCTACACCTACAAGCTTATTACCTTCAGCTACAATCCAGCACGATCTACATTCTTTACCATAAGGGCTGTACACAGCAGGAACTTGAGCCATGTTAGGGCTTCGGTGTGCCATTCTCCCTGTAATAGCTCCCGTTGAAATAACAGAACCATGAACTCTACCATCATCTTTAACAGCATCAATCCAAGACTCTACTTGGGCAGCCCGTTTTTGAAGTAATAAAAACTCTGAAATTAATTGAGCTTCTTTAATGTGAGAAATTTTATTGAGAGTCCCTTCATCTACAATAGGTTGTCCTGTAGGTGTAAATCTTTTAGGCTTCCATCCAAAGTCTATTAAATACTCACCAATTTGTTTACGACTTCCAAGATTAAACTCTTGCAATTCTTTTCTCATAAAAGGAGTTATATTTTTTGAATCAACTCTTTCTTCATACTCAAGTTTTGTGAGTCCTGATTTAGAAAGATGCCCATCTTGTTTAAGTTTGGGTATAACTTTTTTGACATCAACCCACTTAGGTTTAAAAGTATTATGCACTTCATGCACAACCTCTTTCTTTCGTTTGTTTAAAGAACTAAGAAGAAGAGTAGCATTCTTTTCATCAAATAAAAATCCATTCATCTGTTGATCTTGTAACACTTTACAAGTTTGGTGTTCTAATTCAATAGATTGTTTTGAGAAACCTCTTCCGTCTACTCTAAGTTTTTCTAAAACTTTTTTATTCAAACGAACATCTTGAATACAATAGTCTAACATTTCCTGACTAAATTCTGTAAAGCTAGGAGACTTAGACTTAGGGCAATTGAGTTTCCATCCCCACTTTTCTAAACTATGACCACCTTCTCGTGTTGGGTGGAGTAATCTTGATAGGGTCAAGGTATCAAGAATATGAGCATGTTTATAGAGGGATACATGCTTTAGTTTTTCTATAGCAGGAATATCAAAACCAATAATGTTGTGTCCAACTAATGTATCGGCTGATTTTAAAAACTCAATGCCCTCGTCTATTTGATTTGGATCAAAAGAATACACGTTATCAGCTTCATCTATTGCAACAATACACCAAATTTTAGTAGCAGGTGGGTGTACTTCCATCTCTCCTGTTTCTATATTTTTAGAAGTAAACTCCCAAAGTAATCCGTCTGTTTCAATATCAAAAACTAATTCCATTATATTCTCCTAAAAAGCAGTTAAGCTATCTTCCTCTGAGTTAAACTCAGTATCAAAATGTTCAGATAATCTACCTGTTTCTTTATCATAAATTAAAGAAGTAGCCATACCTACATCACCTGTGTATCTTGATTTAAGTACACGTAATTTTGTAGTCCTAGCTTCTTCAGGGTCGTCTGATTGTTGGTTTCGTTCTAATGCAATAACACAATCAGATAACTGACCAATGCTATTAGAGCCCCGAAGATGTGAGAGACTTACTTCAATACCATTCTCGTGTCCTTTGTTACCATCGACACGTCTAAGATGTGATACAAGAATTAACCCTGCACCTGTCTCTTCAACTAAACTTCTAAGTCTAGTCATAATATTATCAATAGACCGTCTCTCATCTCCTTCTGCGAGGGCACTCACCAACATATGTAAATGATCTACGACCACCCACTTACAATCACAACCAACAATTAAGTATCTTAATTTTGCAAAGATATCATCAATTTCATTTGTTCCGAAATGAGCATGAATAAATACTTTATCATTTGAAAATATTTTATCAAACATATTCATTAAAGTATCCTCATCAAACTTCTCTCGTTCTTGATCAACATACAATCTAGCATTGGCTTCAATTGAAAGAACGCCATCAACTGTTCGTCTCCAATCTTCTTCTAATGCTATGATACCTACGTTGTCCTGTGTTTGTTTAACAAGCCAATGTTCAAGCTCTCTAGTAATACTAGATTTACCTAGTCCTGTGCCCCCTGTAAGAGTTACAAGCTCACCTTGTCTTAAGCCATAAAGTTTTTCATTTAACCCTTGCCAAGGATAAGGTACACTCTCTTTCTTTTCTCTGTTTAAAAATTCTTTTTTCTTTTCAGATACTCTGATTATTCCACTGGGAGTATAAAGTTTTGCATCCCACCAAGCACTTATAAATTGTTGATAACTACCCTTCATCAACATATCATTCGCATCCTTGTATCCATTTGGAAGGGTTACGATCTTAGCTTTGCCGGGTTTAAGTATTGTTGCTACTTTCTTAGCAGCTTCTTGTCCTTGTTTATCTTTATCAAAACAAAGAACAATGTTATCAAAACTTTCTACGTACTCTAAGTTTTCTTTAATATCTTTAACAGCAGAAGCTGCACCTCGTATGATAGAAACGACAGCCCACTTACTACCAAGTAGTTCATAAGCTGCCATAGCATCACACTCCCCTTCGGTTATGGTTAAGTATTTCCCACCACCTTTAAAAAGTTGTTGTCCAAATAACCCTACTCCATTAGGAGATACATCAAAGGAAAACTTCTTATCTCTAACATATCTAACTTTATTAGAAGTTAATTCATTATTAATATACAGTGGATAGATGTGTTGAGCTAATTGTCCTGCACTATCATAAACAACTTTAACTCCATACTTCTCGGCTGTTTCTTTAGCAATGTTTCTATCTGAAAGTTTTGCAAAGACACCTCCATGAGCATTGAGTTCTCGAACTGTTTCTGTTACTTTTGATTTCATATTATTAGAATTTGTATAACTAGAATTATTTATACCTTTGGGAAAGAATTCATCACAACTAAAACATTTAGCTGATCCATCCTCATTAACTGATAAAGCATCACTACTCTGACAAGCTGGACAGGGCTGATGATACTTAATAAATTTTAAATTTTGTTCCATGTTTGACCCTCAAAAAAAAAGCTAGGCATCTAAATAAATAGACACCTAGCATGGAGATAATTACGAAGTTTCAGAATTATCGATAGATTCTTCTTCAACTTCAGTTTCAGATTCAACTATTGCTTCGTCTCTACCTTTGAGCAACTCTTCCAAGTTAGCTCTATGAGTACGACTCGCAAAGTCTAAGGCTTCAATGATTACCTGAAGGTTGCCAACCTTCTGAACAATAACAGTTGCTTCTTGCTTTACTGCACCATCACTAATGTTATTGACATCATAGTTAGTAGTAGTTTCATCATTATTAATTGTAATAATCATTAAAACTCCTCACCACCTTCGAGAGCTTCAAACTCTGAGCCATCACTAGACTTATACTGAACTAAGTCTAATACTTGCATAGCTTGAAAGTCTAAACCTTTAAAGTCCCCAAACTTATTTGAAACTTCCCACTCATTATATTGAATCTTAACTCGTGATCCGTTTCCAACAAGCTCATCTAATGGAACTTTATTAGTATCAAGAAGTAAAGGTGCTTTTCGAACCATTCCATTTGGTCCGTTTACTTTACGCTTGAAATTTAAAGAACGACCAACAACTTCATCGTTGACTGTCAAAGTTTTCACCCTGAATCCACGACTTTCAAAGTCATTAGCCACCTCATCACTTACTACTAAATCAACTGTATACACA